CCTTTTGATTTTTCTAAAGACGGCGTAGATGTAAGAGACGCTATTCTTCTTTGTCAAAAAGCTTACGCAAATGTCGCAATTGTCAGAAACACAATCGATATTGCGACCGAATTCGCTAATACAGATATCTATTTAGAGGGCGGTACCGAAAGAAGCAGAGAATTTTTCAGCAAATGGTTTAAGAAGATCAAGCTGTGGAAGATGAAAGATCAGTACTTCCGCGAGTATTATCGTAGTGGAAATATTTTCTATTACCGTATAGACGGAAAGTTTAACGCTGAAGATTTCAAACTTCTTTCTGGTCTTAGTGAGAATGGTATCGTTAACAATCGTGTTCCACTTCGCTATATTTTGATCAATCCTTACGAAATCGTTGCGAAGATTTCGAGTTCGTTTGCAGAGGCTGTTTACGAGAAGGTGCTTTCCGAGTACGAGCTTGAGAGACTGAAGAATCCAAAAGACGATGCTGATGTAGAGCTTCTTAAAGGTTTCCCTCCAGAGGTTCAAGAGCAGATCAAGAGTAAGCAATACTTTAGAGACGGTCTAAAGATGAAGCTCGATCCTCAATATTTGCTCTATTCATTTTATAAAAAGCAGGATTACGAGCCATTCGCAATTCCTTTCGCTTATCCTGTTTTAGAGGACGTAAACGCCAAGATCGAACTCAAGCACATCGATCAGGCTATCTCACGCACAGTTGAGAACGTTATTCTTTTGATCACAATGGGCGCAGAGCCAGACAAGGGCGGTGTTAATCCCGCTAATATGACCGCGATGCAAAACCTTTTTATGAACGAAAGCGTTGGTCGCGTTCTAGTTTCTGACTACACAACCAAGGCAGACTTCGTAATTCCTGACTTAAAGAAAGTAGTTGGCGAGGAAAAGTACAAGATCTTAAATCAAGATATTAAAGAGGGCTTGATGAACGTATTGCTTGGAGAGGAAAAGTATAACGGACAAAACGCAAAGATTAGTTTCTTTATGGAGCGTTTGAAAGAGGCTAGAAACTCTTTCCTTAACGACATTATCCAGCCAGAGATTATCCGCATCTCAAAAGATCTCGGGTTCAGGGCTTATCCTACGGCCAAATTTACTGAGATCGATTTGAAGGACGAGACTCAGTATATGAGAACAATCTCTCGTTTGATGGAGCTTTCTATTCTTACTCCAGAGCAAGGTATCGAGGCTATTCAAACTGGCAAACTCCCAGACGCGCGCGCGCTCGCGCCCGCGCAGGAGCAGTATATCTCCGAGAGAGAGAAGGGTTACTATAACCCAATTGTTGGCGGCGTTCCTGTAGTACCGCCCGCTGTTCCCTCTGCTCCAACCGGAGCCCCAACCAATAGCACTTCTGGTAGACCTCTTGGCACTCCTAACCAAGCTTCGCGCAAAGATATTCAGGCTGTTGTTTATGAAGTCGATGCTTTTATGAAAGCTTCCGAAGACTTTGTTGCTGACAAGTTTAAAGTCAAGAAGCTTTCAAAGCAGCAGAAGCAGAATGTTGTAGAGTTGTGCAAGAAGGTCGTGGCATCATCTGACAGGGAGAATTGGGTGTCTACTCTACAAAAGTGTATGGCTAACCTTGATGAAATCGAGAAACTGAAGCCTCTGCCACAAGTTTCACAGACTGCTGATGAATTTTTATTAGAAGAATATTCTGCGGCAATTTTTTATCATTCTGCTGTAAAGTAATATATGTCTTTCAAATACAAAACAAGATTAGACGGCATCTCATTCGCCTGTCATAAACTTGGGGACACAGATTTTCCGCTTATTTCAAAAGCTTCGCTCGACGAATTAAAAAAACTTTCGCCAAATATTGATATAGAAAACAACCCAGATTTGCTGGGCGTTTCGTTCAATCTTGCTGTTCCAAATATGATTAACAATAACGGCGATGGTATTTCTGGCGCCACTGCTTCTAAGATCGCCAAAAGATTCCTGCATAAATATCTAAACATTGAGCATAACAAGAAGCGAGTTGTTGGGCACATCACGAATTATTCATTTAATAATTTTCAGACAAACGAGTTTATGAGCGACGATGACGCCGCTCGCACTCTTGATCCAGTTTATCTTTCTGTCGCAGGCGTTATCTACAGAACTGTAGACAAGTCGTTCACTTCCTTAATGTTGCGCAACTCTGATAAGAATGATAAGTTCAATAATGCAATTTCAGCAAGCTGGGAAATTGGTTTTAGCAGCTATTACTTAGCTATTGGAAGCCAGTCACTCAAAGAAGCAGAGATTGTCACAGATGCAGCGCAAGTTCAGGAACTTTCTCAGTTTTTAAAAGCAAAGGGCGGCAGCGGCAAGATGAAAGATGGCACTCCAATTTATCGTTTGATTGTTGGAGAGATTTATCCTCTTGGCGGCGGTTTTACCACTAATCCGGCGGCACAAGTTAATGGCGTCGTCGCTTTTGACAACGATGCCAGCATTTCTCTAAAAGATTCGGAGGACGAAAAAGAAGATGACAAAGAGGAAGAAAATCAAGATATCGAGACAGAAGAATCTTCTGCGGATTTTCGTGAAGAGGTCGCTGCCTTCTTGACGAATAAAAAATCAAATTCCATTTCAGTGATAAAAAATGTAAAAAATATAAACCATATGGACTTAGAAAAACTTATTTCAGAACTTAAGTCTGCCCTTTTGGAGAAAAAGTTTGGTGAAGAGGCTGTCGCTTCAATGACCAGCCAATTCGTAGAAGCTATCAAGCAAAAGGATGCAGAGTATCGCGAGTCTCTGTCCGCAGAGAAAAACGCTAAAGAGCAAGCCGAGAAGCTTTACAAAGAGACTGTAGCTTCAGTCGAACAAGCCAAATCGGAATTTTTAAAAATTCAAGAAGAGCTTAATCAGATCAAGAAAGTTCAAATGGAGCAAGAAGCTCTTGCTCGTCAAAATGCTCGCGTAGCCGAACTTGATTCAGCTTTTGATCTTTCTGATGACGACCGCAAGCTCGTTATCGGTGAAGTCCAAGCTCTTGACGCTTCTGAAGAGGCTTTTGCTTCTTACAAAGAGAAGTTCAATGCTATCTGGAAGCACAAGAACAAAGAGTTCGTCAAAGCCCAGCAGGCCGAGATCGAAAAGAAGATTTCCGAGCAAGTCGAGGCTCGTCTCAAGGAAGTTAGCAAAGCTTCCACTGTAACCGCAGAGGTTAAAGTCGAAGAGAAGAAGCCCGATGTCGATGCCGCCCTCGAAAGCGCTAAAGCGACAAACACCGCGCCAGATAGCAAGATTTCTGGCGAACCCAGTCTCCGTGAGAAGTTTGCAAAAGCTTTCTCTCGCGAAAATATTAGCGTAAGCTATTCCAAATAATAAAAATTAACTGTAAAGCAAATTAAAGGATAACTATATGGCAAATCGTCTTCTACCGTTCCGTCAATATGACGAACATGATGTGGTAAACATGTACGCCCTTGTTGACGCAGCTGTCAACGAGAACGTAACTGGTGTTGGTACTGGTGATGCTGGTGTCTTCGTTAAAGTTTCCGCTGGTAACTTTGACCTCGACCCAGTCTCTTACGCTACCGACTCTTACCTCGGCAAAACTGACTACCCCTTTATGGGGGCTAACTCCTATCCCAAGGTTAATCTGAAGGTTACTCCTGCCGCCTCTGGCGACCTGACTAACTGCCTTGGTCTTACCCTCCGTCAGACTGCAAAGTTTGATGAGAACGGTGAGAAACTTCTCTATTACCGCCAGAAGGCTGAAGAGCTTATGTGCGTACTGCCCGGCCAAGCCGTTCCAGTCGCTACCCGTGGCATCTTCACCCTCGGCGCAAACGCTATCGACGGCACTCTGACCGTTGGTTCCGGTTTCAAACTTTCCGCTAATGGCGGCAAGATCACCGGCTGTCTGCATAGTGACGGTGGTAAACTCGGTATCGTTCTCGGCACCGGCTCACGCTCACCCCTCACCTCAACTGCAAACCTTAATGACCAGTTCTCTGGCGTCTTCGCCGTAGTTGGTCTGCGCATGTAATAAGAAAGGAACTATCTAAATGAAAATCACCTTAAAGCGCACTCCAGAACAAGTTGAGCTTATCAAAGCAATGGCTAGCCGTAATC